TTGGAAAGTAGTGAAAAACAGACGAATTTTCACAAAGTGATTAAATGCTATATATAGGATATACAAGAGAGAATATACATATACCCAGTTACTACCATTGTGAAAAAAACATATATTTTCACAAATATATTTGTATTGTGAAGAAACAAAAGAAATTCACAAATAATACAAACTGGAACAAAACTCAAAATTAAGTTACGTAACGTAACCATTAAAAAATGACGTTTGGTCATTTATTCATTTGTGATAATTGACGATGTTTTCACAAACTATAACTTGTGAAAAAAACGCAGAATTCTCACATGGTTGAAAATGGTAGAAAATAGAAAGCAAACCCCAGCAAATAGGGCTGATACGGCTACTGTTGAATATCTTAATGGATAAGTTCAAAAAAACTATTGACAAATGATAATAGATAAGGTATCACGCGTGCACGCACACACACGCACACACACGCGTAACGCGTACGCACGCACACACACGCACACACGCGAGCACGCACGGGGTATTTTGCACCCGTGGGATATGTGGAACGTTATTGTTGTTGTGTGGTTGTTATTGCCATAGAGAGAGAATCCTAGTGTCAAAATTGCACCCCCCACAAAGTTTCAATGGACTGAGTCCCAAGTAAAAATCCCTAGTATGAGGGGTATACAAGGAGCACATATGTTCATTAGAAAAGACAACTACATTATCAATACTGACAAGATAGAGTATTTCGCTGAGAACGATGGGGAATGGATTATGGTACTGCCCGACCTTAGAGTGAAAGTCAGTACAGAGACAGTAGAGAAGATAACCAATTCAAGAATAAGAGGTGGAAGAAATGGGAAGACCACAGAAAAGATTCAACCTAAATCTAACTCCAAATGAGTTTGAAGATAAGGTGCACGAGTATTTTGACAAAGAGGAACAGCCTACAAAGGCGGGATTATTACTGTACTGTGGAATCGGCAAAAGAAAGTGGAACGAACTGAGCAAGAACAGAAAGTATGATGATGCTATTGAGTATGCACAAGCAATGTTTCAGAACATGTACGAGCATCAGATGATGGATAAGAGTACGGTTACTGGTGCCATCTTCGGATTGAAGAATATGGGATGGAGTGACAAGGGAACGATTGAAGCAGTAGACAGTGGTGCAATCACACTTGAGCAAGCACTGACGGGTGGAAAGATGAAAGCATGAATGAAGGCTTAGGAATTACACTGAAAGAGTATATAGAGCGATTCATGAACATTCAGACCAAGAGCGGAGAGCTGAGACCGTTGGTAATGAACCACGCACAGAATCGTTTCTACGACATATTTAAAGAGCACTACAACGCTGACAAGCCGATGAAGGTTATTATCCTCAAGGCTAGACAGATGGGCTTCTCAACGGTCACGGAAGCGGTCATGACGAGTCTGTGCATGACGAACTTTTTCAGAAGTGCACTGGTTGTAGCACATACGAGTGACAGTAGTACGCATATCTTTGATATGTGCAAGAGGTATTACGAGAACCTTCCTAAGGGATTGAAACCGATGCTCAAGTATTCCAATGCAAAGGAACTGAGATTCGAGAACCCTAGCAAGACGGACGATGATGCAAAGAAGGGGCTACGCAGTAATATCAGAGTTGCGACTGCGGGGCAAGGTGGACTTGGACGTTCCAATACATTCAATTACATTCACTGCTCAGAGTTAGCCTTCTGGGAGGAACAAGACGGGCAGACAGTAGCTGACCAGATGACGGGTCTGTTGCAGACACTACCTCAGCACGGATTCAGTATGCTTGTAATTGAAAGTACTGCCAACGGTTACAACTACTTCAAGAATCTGTGGGATATGGCGGTACGTGGCGAATCTGACATGATTCCACTGTTTGTACCATGGTTCGAAATGGAAGAGTACAGACTTCCATACCACGGAGAAACGCTGACAGAAGAGGAACGCAGTCTCAAGAAAGAGTATGACCTTGATGACGAGCAGATTATGTGGCGTAGAAATGCCATCAGAAACCTTTGCGGTAACGATATCAACAAATTCCGTCAAGAATACCCAAGCAATCCCGAAGAAGCGTTTATTCTGAGTGGTAGACCAGTGTTCAATACACAGAAGGTAATGGCTCGTGTAAGAGAATTAGAGAAGGATCCAGTTGCTTGCAAGGTAGGAATGTTCACTGACCAAGGCAATTTCTATGAATCACAAGGCGGATATGTAACTATCTATGAACCACCTCAGTTCGGTCATACATACTCAAGCGGTGCAGATACTGCGGGAGAAGGCTCAGACTGGTTTGTAGCCTATGTGGTAGACAAGGGCCAAGGCGGGAAGATGGTAGCGAAGTACCGTGCTCAGAACGGCGAGAAGATGTTCGTTGAGCAGTACATGAGACTCGGATACTACTACAACTATGCAATGCTCTGTCCCGAAACAAACTTTTCTACCTATCCGACAATGAAGCTTCAAGAGTTCGGATACTTGAATATGTATGTACGAGAGTCAGTAGACCAGTACAAAAAGACTTTGCAGAAGAAATTCGGCTTTAGAACTACATCACTTACAAGACCGTTGGCAATTGATTTGCTTACTGATGTTGTAAATGAGCATTTGGATTTGATTTGTGACACTGACTTCCTTCATGAAGCACTGAGTTTCATCAAGAATGACAAGGGAAGAGCGGAAGCGGCGGAAGGTGCACACGATGACTGTGTAATGGCAGCTGCAATTACGTATTACACCATGCCACAAGCTGAATATGTACAGAATAATGAGGTATCAGAGGAGTTTGAGTACTCGCAAGATGACCTCGATTTTATCAATTACGGAGGCTGAAATGGATATTTTACTTATTATCGTATGTTGTGCCATGTGCGGGCTGATGAGCTGTGCATTCATTGGCTACAAGTCATATAACAAGGGCTATGCAGACGGAAAGGCAGAAGCTCAGAGACTCGTTGACAAGGACGGACTTACAAAAGAGGAAAAAGAGCAGTTGAGACAGGTCATCAATGTACTCTCATGGGGAGGTGGAAATGAAAATTAAGACAACTCCAAGGGCTGTATGGGATGAATATTCCAACGGGCAGACATACAATCAGTCACAAGGACTGTACGAGACGGTCGAAAAGAACGAAAAGTTCTATCTAGGCGACCAGTGGGACGGTGTAAATGCACCTAATCTCATGAAGCCAGTATTCAACCTCATCAAGCGTGTATGTACGTACTATACGGCAATGATTGTATCTGACAATGTAGGAGTAAATATCGAACCGTTTGACTCTTCTACGCAGAATAAGGCATTCTGCAGCGTTATTTCAAAAGAAATAGAAAAGGTGCTTGAAAGAGACAAGACAAACTTCAAGTGCCGTACAAATATGAAGAACTGTGCAGTAGACGGGGATACGTGTATGTTCGTAACATTCGACCCCGATATAGAAACGAACCAAGATGCAAAGGGCGAGGTACGTACAGAGATTATCGACAATACAAATGTCATCTTTGGAAATCCATACAGTATTGACGTACAGTCTCAGCCTTATATTCTTGTCGTTCAGCGTCTTTACAAGGACACTGTAAAGGACATGGCAGAAGCATGGGGAGTCTCAAAGGAAGATATCGAGAGCATTCACTCTGATTCTGACCCTAACGGCATCTTGATTAACACGGATTCCAATGACTTGGTTACTGTAATTACAAAGTTTTGGAAGGTAAAGAAGGAAGAGACTGTCGGTATAGACCCGCTTACGAAAACAGAGATAACAAAGAACACTACTTCCGTGCATTACATGAAATGTACAGAAAATGTAGTGCTCAAGGAAGAAACAGACACGGGATATGTGAACTATCCAGTTGCATACATGACTTGGGAACGCAGAAAGAACTCATATCACGGTCAGTCTCCAATCACGGGTTTGATTCCTAACCAAATCTTCATCAACAAGATTTTCGCAATGTGCATGGTCTACATGACGAATATGGGATTCCCAAAGATTTTCTATGACCAGACAAAGCTAGGGAAACTTACAAATGATGTAACAAAGGCGGTATCACTGCCTAACATGGATATGGCGGGCAAGATGATGGATTCCGTCAAGGCTCCCGACTTCTCAAATCAGATTATTCAACTGATTGACTCTACGATTCAGTATACAAAGGACTTCATGGGTGCTTCTGATGCTGCTTTGGGTGAACTGTCAAACCCTAACAATACATCTGCCATCGTCGCAGTTCAGCAGGCATCAAGCGTACCTCTAGAGATTCAGAAGCTCGACTTCTATCAGTTCTACGAGGATATCGTAAGAAGCATCATTGATATCATGTCGGAATCATACGGTATCAGACAAGTACGCATCACAGAAGCCCAAGCCAAGGACTTAGGTTTGGTTGAGCGTCTAGCGTATATGAACCCTATGGACGGAACGGAACTCCCTCCGCAGTACGACACTCTCACTGGTCAGCAGATTCAGCCAGTCGGAAGTGTACAGAAGGTAATCTACAAGACTACGATGCAGATTGATTTCAGTACAATCAAGAATCTGAATTATGACTTGAATGTAGAAATCGGTCAGTCAAGCTACTGGTCAGAAGCTACACAAGTACAGACACTTGACGGTCTGTGGGACAAGGGCGTTATTACTGATGCAGTAGCATACTTGGAAGGTATTCCCGACAAGTATCTGCCTAACAAGAAGGAACTTATCGACTCCATCAAGAAGGTGCAAGACCAAACTCAACTGCAAGCACAGATGATGCCACCAGTTCAGCCTATGACAGATGAAACGGAAGGTATGAAGGACGGCATCGACAACAGAGCGGGCGGTGGAGACCCTACAAATGAGCAGCTTCAAGAGACCTACGCCGCAAGTAAAGAGTTCTATCAGTAGGACTGAGTCCAATAATATGTAAAAACTACAATATGCTTGAGAAAAGACACTTCTAATGAGGTGCCTTTTTTAGTGCCAACCATAGCACTTGGGAGAATTTTTAATGGCAGAAGAAATGGTAAACCAATCATCATCTGAAACCACAAATGACGACGTGTTTGAAACTATGTTTGCAGACGATTCTACTGATGATTCTACAGAAGAGAATACAGAAGAAACAGAAGAAACTCATGAAGATGAGAATCAAGGCACACAGTCAGAAGAAGCGACAGACTTCTTGAACATTCGCTACAACGGCGAAGATAAAGCCCTTACACAAGACGAGGCTATCATGCTTGCACAGAAAGGCATGAATTACGACAAGGTAAAGGGCAAACTCGATGCACTGGAGAACGGTGCACTCAAGTCAATTTCGGCTATCGCTGAAAGAGCGGGCATGACAATTGACGAATATGCAGAAAGATTAAACGACTTTCAAGAACAGTCAGAAATCACGCAGATTGCAAATGAGTATCAGAAAAAGCATCCCGATGTTGACGACGATGCGGCTCATGAATACGCAAATGCAGTCTATCAGAACAAGCGTGATGCCAAAGCTAGACAAGATGCAGAATCTCAAGCAAAGAGACAAGAACAAGAAAATGCATACTTTAGAGACCAGGTACAAGCTCTGTACAACTACAATCCCGATATCGACATTGAACACCTAGACACGGAAGTAATCGACGATATCAACGGTGGAATGAGTCCTATGGAAGCGTACTTGCGTTGGGAAAACAAATCACTCCGCACAAAGGCTACTAACAATGCAGTCAACAGCAAGAACAAGAAGAATGCGAACAGTGGTTTAAATTCCAATAATTCCAGTGTCGGCGGCGACCCGTTCCTTGAAGGTCTGCTTGGAAAATAAGGAGATTAAATCATGGCACAATCCGCAACAAACTACGCTGAAAAGTATTCAGACGAACTGGCACAGGCTTACTTGCAATCATCTATCATTGCGGGCAAGACAAATACAGAATATACATTCGACGGTGTAAAGACAGTACATGTATATTCCGCAGTAACACAGCCTTTACAAGACTATAAGAGAAGTGGCACATGGAGATATGGTCAGCCTAAGGAACTGGAAGACGATTCCCAAGATTTGACATTAAGTCTCGACAAGTCATTCTCCATGACAATTGATAAAGGTAACTCAAAGGACAACGCTGCTTTAAAGAGAGCGGGAACAGTTATCAAGCAACAGATTGGTGAACAAGTTACACCATTCTTTGACAAGCACGCATTACAGACATGGGCAACTGCTGCTGAAACTGCTACAAAGAACGTAATCACTGCTGCACCTACAAAGGACACAGTAGTAGACATGTTCGTAAAGGCACGTTCCATGTTCGTAAATCAGAAGATTTCAATGGGTTCAAACTGCTATGCATATGTACCTACATCTACAACATACGCTTTCTTGCTTATGAACCCTGACTTCATTTCAATTGAAAAACTAGGTGCAAAGCATTTGACAAACGGTCTTGTAGGTAAGTGCATGAACTGGAACATCATCGAAGTTCCGGATGAATATCTTCCAGCAAATACATTTGCTTTATTCACACACAAGAATGAAGTATTCGCACCTACAAAGATTGCTGAATTGAAACAGTACAGTGACGTTCCTGGTATTTCGGGCTTGCTCATTGAAGGTCGTTACTATGGTGATGCATTTGTACGCAAGACATTAGTCAATGCTACAACTGGCGACCCTAAGGGCACATTCGACCTACACGGTGTAATTACTGCTAAATTCGGCGGTTAATCATAAGAGAACTTTCAGAGTTCTCTGAAAGGAGACACATGACAGTTAAAGAATTATATGAACGTGCAAAGTCACTGATGTTTGAAAAGCAATCTTCAAAGGACTATGACAACTACTATATTCCTTGGACTAATGTTCTTCTCTCAGAGAACTTTGATTTGGAAAATTCACTTCTACTGCGTGACGGGGAAGATGCACTCGACGAGATTCCAATGGTAACGAGTGATACAGACGAGCTTCCTTATCACGATGTAATCAACTATGAGATTCTGCCTTTTGGCTTGGCGGCTAACTTCTTCATTGATGATGACTTGTCAAAATACGATATCTTTCATACGTACTATCAGAATGCACAGATGAAGTACATGAAAGGCAACGAAGTATCTATTACTGATGTATACGGAGACTGACAATGCCAATTATTTCGCAGAAAACGCACAAGGCGGCAGAATATCAGATGCTCGCTATCATTGCTCCCGCAAGTGGAGGGCTGAATATCCAAGACCTTGAATATACATTGAATGTGAATCAGTCTCCAAAGCTGACGAACATGATGTACAAGAATGGTGTATTCGGTAAAAGATACGGGCAGAGACTTGCATATGACTTCAATGTAGAAGTATTTGCAAGCATTCGTTACAAAAACAGTATCTTCATTCAGACGAATGGAGAAATCTTTGAGTACGATACAAAGACTCAGAAAATGACTAGCAAGTACAAAGATGCAAAGCTTTCAGAAGAAGGCTTCTTCTTTGTTTTTAATAAAGACTTGTTCTTTTTAGGTCCAAAAATCTACTTGAGACTTGAACATGGAACGACTGCAATCAAGCCAGTTGAACCGTTCGTACCTCAAGTACTGATGAACTGCAATCCCGACGGAACGGGTGGAGATACAACACCGTATGCATACAATATGCTCGGCACCAAGTATCAAGTTTCATTCAGAGGAGACGGCACTACAAAAGAGTTCAAATTTCCAAGTGAAGCGATTCAGAAAGACAAGGACGGCAAGGTTATTCCAATTGATTCTACAAAAGTAGAAATCAAGATTGCTACTGCTGACCATGTAGAGGGCGACGGAAGTTTTACAGTTGACAGAACAAACTACAGAATCAACTTCACAACTGCCCCACAGAAGGGAACAAACGATAACGTTTGGGTAACTATTTCAGTTACCAATCCCGATTATGTAGGGGTTATCGAGAAGTGCAAATACTGGACTGCATACGGTGGAGGCAACAACTCACATCTGTTCCTTGCGGGCAACGGAACATCACGCTTCTACTATTCAGATACTGCTGATGCTTCCTATTTCCCCGAAACGAACTATATGGAAATCGGCAATTCAGAAGATGATATCACTGGATTCGGCTTGCAGTACAGCAGACTGATTATCTTCAAGCCTACTGAACTGTATGAAGCTACATATCAGTTTGGTGTGGACTCAACAGATACTACTCGATACTACTTCAATACAAAACCAGTCAACAACAGTATCGGCTGCGACTGCCCCGACTCTGTTCAGCTGATTGATTCACGTCTTACATGGCTCAACAAAACATACGGTGTATGTACACTGTGCTCGTCACTGATTGAAGATGAGCGGAATGTAAGACCTATTTCTAGAAATATCAACGGTGGTGTACGTGCCAAGGGCCTGCTAGATGAAGCAAATCTAGACAAGTGCAAGTCAATCGACTTCGATGGCAAATACATACTGTTTATTAATAACCATGTATGGATGTGGGATTACAATCTAGCACCATATACTGACTCCAGTACAAGGTATTCCCTCGATGAACTTGCTGAAAATACTGCATGGTTCTACTGGGAGAATATCGGCTACAACGGTCAGATTGTCACGAATGCAGTAGCACTTGACAGAGAACTGTTCTTCATTTCTGATGCTAAATTCTGCAAGTTCACTAATGCATGTGACGACTACGGAAATGAAATCTACGCAGTGTACGAGACACCGATGTTTGACGGAAGTCACTTTGAATCACTGAAAACAGTAAAGAAGGTATTCTTTGAAGCTCGTGCAGACACTGCTTGCAATACAAGAATTACATACATAACAGACGAAAATTCAAACGGAGAAGAGGACGCAGAGCCTATTGTGGTTACTCTCAGCCTTTGGGACCAGTTCCACTACAACACATTCGGTTGGACTACATACAAGTATGCAAAGACCTACACAAGAAAGTGCTCACTCAAGAAGATTTGCTTGTGGGGTTGCAGACTTGAAAGTGGATTCTCAAAGACTGATAAAGGCAAGGATATGAGCATTTCTTCCATCAAGTTTGAATACACGATTGTCAAGGAGATTAAGTAATGGATAAATTTGAATTTACTCCAAAGAAGGGTTTTGAAGATGCTTCTGCATATCCCGACCCAATCTCTGAATCTGAGACACGAGAACAGCTGATGCGACCATCAAAGCAGTTGGCTGACTACATCAACAAAGATGTATTCAATGCAATTGTTTCTATCAGTGGTGCATCGGGCAATCCCGACGCAATCGGTCAGATTCAAAAGATGCTTAACGACTACAAGACCAATGTAGACGATGCATTAAAAGAGTCCAAACACGTTTTTGTTACAAAGGATGCTTATTCAGCCCTTGAAGATGCAGACAAGAACAATGGAAGTATTTATTTTATTGGAGATTAACAATGGCGAGAATCTTAAAGAACGGAACAGAGTACGGACTTGGCGGAAAGACTCTGATTGATAGAATCTATCCAGTCGGCTCAATCTACATCAGTACAAGTTCTACATTCAACCCTCAGACAGCATGGGGAGGAACATGGAGAAAGACCGCTGACGGACGATGCTTGATTGGTGCAAACTCTACATACCCATTAGGTACTAGTGGCGGCAATGAATCCCATACTCATACTACAAAAGCACATGCTATTACACAGAATGAAATGACTGCACACGTACATAAATTCAGTAAACCGGCATGGTTTAACTCTGAATATCAAGCGGGCGACACATATTTCTGTTCTCGTGGTTGGAACTCAATCAGTGCAGAAACATTTGGTTCTACAAACTACAATGGCGGGGGTGTCGCACACAGTCACGGAGATACTGGAAGTGCATCAAATATGCAACCATATTTAGCAGTGTACATTTGGGAAAGAACGGCTTAATTAAGGAGAAAATATGAACAAATTAAAAATCAATGGCAAGTTTTATGACGTATTAGACAACGGGGTAAATTACTCACCCGAAGCATTACAGATTGCATTCGTAGCAGACGGAATGACAGTGGATACGCTCAAATCTGAACTTGCAAAGATTGGTGGCAACTTTGACCTTTACAGTGATGACGGTGCAACAGTAGTAGCGACATACAACGGATACACAAAGATTGAATCAATCATGACTCATTACAATGCAAATCTTGGAAGCACAACGTCAGATATTCTTGAATTTGTGATGAACAAGCCAACACTTCAAGACACAGTCAATCAGAACTCTGCTGATATCGCGGCAATCAATGAAGCAATCGCTTCACTTGCACAAATCGTAGGAGGAAATTAATCATGGTTAAATGGTACGTAAGACAAATCACAATGAACCGCATGACACTGGAAGAAGTTCCACCTAGATGGCACGATGCAGTGGCAGAAGCACTGGCAAAAACAAATGTGTAAAAAGTTTGGAAAGGCAACAACATGGGAAGAATTGTGAAAAACGGTGTCGAATATGGTCGGGGGGGTCTGACCTATTAAACCTCATCTATCCAGTCGGCATTATTGTAGATTTTGGAACAGAAGGAAAAGACTTTAATCCTAACACGACGTGGGCACCTCAGAAATGGAAGAAGTTGGAAGATGGTCGAGTAACTATCGCATCTAACACAACTTATCCAATCGGTACAACTGGTGGTGAAGAAGCACATTATCTAACTGGAAATGAAATGCCACCTCACGGTCACACTGCGGGTAAAGTATATAACTACAAATTAAGCAACTACGGACTTAAAGCAGATGTTTGGGAAAAGTATGGAGACCAAGTTCTATACATTGACAAAACAAGTGCATCGAGTCAAACATCTAGCAATATTTTAAGCACAAATGCAGAAGGTGGAGGTGCAAGCCACAACAACATGCAGCCATATATGGCAGTTAACCGTTGGGAAAGAATCAGTTAATTAAGCACTCAATCGAGTGCTTTTCTTATTGCGATTTAGCCAAGCGGTAAGGCAACGGACTTTGACTCCGTTATCACTAGTTCGACCCTAGTAATCGCAACTAATAAAGGAGAAAACAATGACAACTTACGACAGATTGACTTTTGGAATGAAATGTTTAAACGTTTCTCAGATTGGTTCAGCCTATGACGGAAGAAATCACTACTCACATGTTTCGTATGAAGTAGACCTTGCGGGTATGGATACTGGTGCAGATGTTTGGAGAAACAAGATGCCTAACACGTACTGGTACTGTGCGGGTGCTTGGGGCAATGCAAATACTGGCAATACTAGATTCTTCTGGTCTTGCGACAAGAATGGCAATGCAAAGAAGGTACTATGTGCAGATGGCTATCTAAGATACATCACACTTGCTTTAACACACTCTAGAAGAAGTTTCACAGTAGGTCACTACTACAAGTTCAACGAAATCATGTATCAAGAAGGTACAAGCGGACGAGCTACTGGAAACCATATTCATCTAGAAATCTGTGCGGGTCACGTTAGAACAAAGTATAGAAACCGTGTAGGTGGCTACAACCTAGCAAATATGTTACCCGCAAACAGAATGATGTTCTTACTGAATGGATACTCCTACATCAAGAACGGTGGAGGATTGTCTTGGAAAACAACTTCTACAGTTCCTTACACAGTCGGTGCATCAAGTGGTACATATGTTACTAAGCCAACTCACTGGAACCGAAAGTTAGCAAAAGGAAAGACATATACAGTCATTCCAAAGCAAGGCTTGAACTTGCGTAAAGGAAATTCTACAAAGGCACCAGTAATCAAGACAGAACCATGTGGCACAAAGCTCTACTACTACGGTGGCTATGCATACAACGGTAAAGAAGCATGGGTATGGGTAACAGATGGCAAGAATGAAGGCTTCGTAAAGGGAGACGCAAGATATTTGAAAGGCTACATTGCCTAGGAGGAAATTATGGTTTTAAGTGACAAGACATATAACGTATTAAAGTGGATAGGTTTAATTGTATTACCCGCTATCGCAACACTTGTAAAGGCAGTGTTCCCCGTTTGGGGCTTGCCTTATGCTGATGCAATTGCTACTACTTGCACTGCATTAGGTGTATTTGTAGGTACATTGATTGGTGTATCTCAAGCAAATATGAAACCCGAACTAGATGCAGACGAAGAAGCAGTAGTTGAATTAGTCGGCGAAGATAAAGAAGAAACAAACGGAGAGGGTTAATGACAGTAGATTCTTCTACTGTTGTTGCCATTATTGTTGCAATGCTAGGCAGTCAATGGTTTGGAAACTGGGTACAGAATACATTTTCAAATACTAGCAATAAAGTAATGTTACAGAAGCTGAAAGAGCTTGACTACAAGGTAGACAAGAATCAAGCAGAAACATGTCGTACACGCATCTTGAGATTCAATGGAGAAATCAAAAGAGGTGTACATCATGATGAAGAAGAATTTAATGATGCAATAGAAGCTATCAATGGGTATGAGGACTTCTGCAAAAGAAATCCTAACTATCCAAACAACAAGGCAGTATTAGCAATCAAGAACATAAAGAATGTATATGAAAAAGCATATGCAAACAACGACTTTTAGGAGGGAAACCTATGGCATTTATCAATAATGGTGGTGGTGGAAGCAAAGACCGAACATACGTAAACAAGAAAACTGGTAAAAAAGTTACTGGTTCTTCCGCAGTACATGGTGCAATGAAAAATGCGGGATACAGAGTTCAACCGTATCCATACAAGCAGAAGAACAACCCACCAAGTAATAGCGGTGGAGGTGGCGGTACTGGTGGAGGTTCAAGACGATATTCTACCAGTTACGCTTCAAGTGGGCCAAGTGCAGAAGAGTTAGCAGCTCAACAAGCAGAAAGAGAAGCACAAGAAAGAGCAGCAGCTCAAGCAGCAGCGTTAAAGGCAGCTATGCAAGCTAGAACTGATGCAGTCAATGCGGCTAACAGTGCATTAGACCAACAAGGCAAGGCACTTGAAGGCAAGTACAATACAAGTCTGAAACAAGCTCAGGGCGACTATCAGACGCTCAGAAATCAGAATGATGTGAACTACATGCGTGCTTTGTACAATCAGCGTGAAGCACTTGCAAACAGAGGAGCATTGAACAGTGGAACGGGTCGTTACGAAAACCTTGTAACTGGCAATGCGTACAATAACACTCTGAATAAAATCAACTCACAAGAAATGTCTGAGAGACAGAATATTCAAGACAATATTGCAAGCATGTGGGCAAGTATTGCACAACAGAAAGCAGCCAACAACAACACTACATTAGATAACTATACAAGTGCATTGCAGAATATCATCAATGCCAACTACAGTGGCTACAGTCCAACTGGTTCTAACTACTATCAGCAAGCACTGAATACAATGAATGGAGCATTTGCAACACCAACTAATACAAATGGCGGAACTACTAAAGACGGTGTATCCGCATATGCTAGATTACTTGCGAGCTTAGGATATGACATCTAGTCCAATCAAACCAGTTGTTGGTGTTTCTCCGATGAAACAGAACAGTCCTTATGCACGAATGAGAACAATCGCAAGACAGATGCGGAATAACATGCATAAGACTGCACAGAATCAAAGATACGTAAGAAGAAACGGAACATACAAATAGGAGGTTCTCATGGCAAAAAAGAAATCAAAGAAAGTTAACTGGGGCGGAGGAGCGGGATTCTACGACCCTAGTACTAAGACTAAAATCAACAGTAGTGTCAAGAATGAACAGTACAAGAAAAGTCTAGAAAAGAAAAATACAAATAATAATAAGTCATCTGAATCTCCAAAAAATACCCCTACTGCGAAAAGCGGTGGGGGTTCTTCTTCTAACTATGCCAAAGGAAATACGTCTACTGTAAAGGCAACATCAAACTATAATAACAACCCTTCAAAGCAAGAGGATTTATCTCAGTATGCAACAAAGCCTAAGAAATCAGACTGGAAGATTGGCGGGTCATCAGCCAATATTCAGACTAAAGTAAAAACTGGCATCGAAAGTACTAATCAGAAGATGCTTGAAAGGTCTGCAAAGATTGCACAGAATCATCAGAATCTGCAACAAGGCAAAACATACAAGAGTGGCAATGATTCAATTGACAAGTCTATCAAAGCATCTATTGACCAAAATGCAATGCGTAATGGCAACAAGACTAGCGATGCGGATAAAAAGGCACAGCTGCAGAATGAAGTATACAAGCAGAGAAAAGCTAAAACAGAGGAATCTGTAAGCAAAGCAAAAGAAACTGTTTCAAATGCAGTAAAGAAACAAGCACAGACAGTTAAGGAAAACTTTACAGACAGTGAACTGCGTCAGAAGAGACTGAATGAAAACAGTCAAGCAAATATTGATTTGGCAGATGTACAGACTGCACTTTCTAGAAACGGACAAGTAGACAATCCTACTTGGAAGAATAAAAAGACTAATAAAATCAATCTGAATGATGCTACACAAGTAAGCAGACTGAACAAGAAAGCTACTGAAAGCAGTGAGACTATTCAGAAGAACTTGGATAGAAACGCACTGTTAGGTGTAATTGCTGACACAAACGCATCTTATGTAAAAGGTGTAGAAAATGCAGTATCAAGTGGATTGCAGTCTCCCGCTAACGCACTGGCTACAGTAGGTAGAATTGTAGGAAGCAATACATTGCAAGATAAAGCGGGTGGCTTTGCACAAGATATGTATAATGCTACTGCTGCGGCTGACAAGGCAATGCAAGACAATAACTCTGTCTACAGTAATGCTATCGGTCAGACTTTCTCATCAGTAGGTAACATGCTACCACAGACGCTTTTAGGTCTCAGTGGTGTAGGGAAATTAGGCACTTTAGGCTTAATGGCTTCTAACGTTTACGGTAGTGAAATGTCTAGTGCTATGAACAACTACATGGCACAGAATAACGCTGAAAAGTATTCAGATATAAGCAATGACCTATTCGCCCGTGCAAATATTTATGCTTTAGCAAGTGCGGGTAAAGAAGTTGGAACTGAAATGATGGATAAAGTCATTCCCGGTTATCAGAAGCTGAACATCAATGACATTCTTGAAGAAGGTCTTGAAGAAGTGGCTGGTGGTGTTCTAGAACCATACATCAATCAGATTCTAACTGCTAACAGTGTTGGAGAAGGAATCAAGCAAGGTACTAAGGGACTGGGAGAATCCATTACAAGTGGAGACTTGGTTAAACAAGGCATCATGGGTAGTGCGAGTGCATTGCTTGCCAACGCACCATACTCAATTGCAGATACTGCAAGCAAGGCAAAAGCAAGGTCAGAAAATAATAAATTCATTCAAGAACATGGAACGGAACTTGAAAAGAATTTTGGTCGTGTTGTCAGTGACTACAATCTTGCAAAAGAAAACTATGGAATCACAAAGAATGAAACATCAAAGAGCATCATTGACAAGACACAATACAATATCAACCATGACAATGGTGTAGTTTCTGATTACATGGTCAACAACAGTAATGAAACATTCAGAAGATATGCTAGAGATATCCAAGCAGAAGCAATCATAAATGCTATCGGCAATGAAAGAACAAATCAGCAGACAAATGCTTTCATCAAAAGTGTAAATGACAATAATCTTGCAGTTGAGTTTGCAGACAATGTAAATATCAATGGAGAAAAAGTTATTGCGAAAATTAATGGCGACAATGGAATTACGTTTGATAATTCTATTTTAAAAAATAAAAGCATAAATTTAAACGAAGCATTAAACCAAGCTTTAGAAAAAGGGTACGCATTAAAAGAGGATAATGCATATGTTGCGGACGAAGCAACACCATTAGAAGATACTCAAAAAGGAAGTGTTGAAGATGGTACATTAGTGCTTAATACGGAATTACCATCTGACTCAAATGGATTAACTAACGAACAGAAAGAAGCATTTCTCAAAGAACGTAAAGAAAATCCAAACAACGCTTATCAAACTGGTACAGTAAAACCGTCTGATTCCACTCAGAGCACAAATGTAGACGATGGCTCATTGGTGTTAAATACTGAATTACCTTCTGAACCAAAGGGATTAACTAACGAACAAAAGGAAGAGTTTTTCAAAGACCGTCGTGAGCACCCCGAGTATGCATATCAGACTGGCGAGGTAACTCGTTCGAGGAAAAAAGTAAAGACTGACACTGATACGATTGACTTAGGTACAGACCATAATGGCATGACTAACGAGCAGAAGAACCAAGTCCTAGCTGAAAGAAGAAAAATGTATGAGCAAGGCATGGACGCTTTCAGACTTAGAAGCCCACAAGAAAGAACTGATTTTGAATCTGACAGACAGTCTGCACAAGAACTGAATGAACGTGCCAAGAAAGCATCAGAAACTGGTAATAAGGCAGAGCTAGGGAATGTACTGCGTGAATCATCAAATGCATCAGAAGAGACAAAGCAAGCAGTAAAAGAAACTGTACGGGAAGATAATAAAAAGGCTGCAAAAGAACTGACTGGAAAAGACATTGACAATCAGCTTGCAGATGCAGTTACAGATGTTGCAGAAGATGTTATTACCAAAGCATATAAAGGTGTTCGTGATGCTGCACAAGGCAAGCATGGAGAAAATGCTGAACAACGTGCCAATGCAAGAAAAGCATCTGAAAGCAATGAGTTCAGATATGAAACTGCTAAAGACGCTGATACATTAAAGAGTGCTCAAGAAAGAATTGATGCGTTCAAGAAAGATGGAAAACTAGATGTTAACAGTTCTAATGAAATTCTGAAAGACATTAAAAAGGCACAAGAAAATTCGCTCAAGTCTACTAGAAAAGATGGCTATCTAAGCAATGAGCATCAGTATGAGCAAGAATATGTAACAGAAGCTACAATTCAGTTGGCAGATATTGAAAATAGCTATCGTGCAAAACTTGAAAAGCAAGGGTTAGACGTGACTAGAAACTTTGATGACAATGGAGTTTCTTATGTTGTTAAAGATGCAGAAGGAAACGAAATTCATAATGAGCTGACAAAGGCTTTGCAAGACTCTGCAACAAACGCAACAGAAGCAAGAAAGCTCGTTATGGAAGAAGCGTCAAAGAGTGCAGTCAAGATGCGTAATATGCGAAAACTGTGGTCTGCAATGCCTAAAGAAGAAAAAATCTATGACTTGCAGAAACTCGTCAAAGACACGCAAGCAATGATTGACAAGAACGGTCTAAACAAGAATGGCGAACATATCTTGACGCTTGATGCAGAATTAATGAAACAGTTTGATTCAGCAGAGAACAACAGTGCTAAACAAGGTGAATTGTTTGATGCAATTGTAAAAGACTTGGCTCGACAGACACCAAGAAAGTTCAGAGATAAGATTACTTCTTACCGAAATATCTCTATGCTTCTTTCTGTTCCTACTAACTTACGTAATATTGTAGGTAACTTGACCTCTGAGTATTTAAGTAAGTTCTCAAATATTGGTTCAAGCACAATTTCACTCGCATTAGACAAAGCGGGCTATTTCCAAAAGGCTGAACTGGATTTAACAGATGCCAAGAGCAAATATTACTATGATTTCAGTAACAAAGTTGTAGCTAATGCAGTTAAAGAAATCATGAACAAAAACAGCAATGTCAAGGCAGACGGTATACTGGCAAAGGATATCAAGAAATGGAAGGGCGGAGCAGACAATGTTGATGCATTTTTGAACCGTAACGCTGACTTCAAGAATAGACTGCAACACAATGTAGGAACAAAACTTGTTGAACTTGCTAAACAAGAAGGTGCTTTAACAAAAAACGGTCATTTCACAACTAAGTTCTTGAAAGACAATGCTGACTCCATTCAAAGGATGGTAGTCGAGTCCTACAATCAATCTGCAAAAGCTAAAGCATTACTGTCAGAAAGCAGTTTCCTACGTGAAGATGGAACACTTGCTAAGGCTACAAAAGCTAATAAAGCAGTTGCAGAACAATTCCTAAAGGAAATCGGTGGAGAAGAAGGAGCTACTGGATCCTTCAACGGTAGATTTGCCAGTGGCGATGCACTAGGAGATACTGGAAATAATTTAGATGCTAAGAGTAGATTTAAAGATGCTTTCAGAGAAGAAACATTTGTAGGAAGAGAATCAAAAGTACTGCAAAAATACTTAGGCAACGAGAATGGCAATATGACACACGATGCTCTTGCAAAGGCTGCAAAGGCAGTGTTTGGCGATGACTTCAATGTAGGCATCATGCATAATGCAGAAAAACTTACAAACTGGCTTTTGAACAATGGAGTATTTGGAGATAGTGCATTCTTTAGAAGCAGTTACGCCAATGAATGGGCTAGATACATTGATTCAAAGGGATACACTGCAAGCATTGAAAAAGGCGAAAACGGAACTGTCTACAAGTTTACTGATAAAAACGGTAATGTTTTAGATGATGTAAAAGCAAATGCACTGATGGAAAAGGCTAACGAGTTCTCAGTTATCGAAGCACAAGAAGCAGTATTCCATCAAGCAAGCGGAACAGCCGAAATTATTAATAAATTTAAACAACGAGGCCCTATTCAATCTCTATTTGCCAATGCCGTGATGCCATTCGCAAAAACACCTATCAATATCGCTAAGAACTCTGTTACATACAGCCCTATTGGTCTTTTGAAGGGCGTATACGAAATGACTAAAGGTGTGCAGAGTGGCAGATGCACTGCTGACCAAGCAATCAGACACTTGTCTAAAGGTATGACTGGCTCATCAATCATGGTATTGGGTGCATATCTATTCTCACAAGGAATCTTGAACGGAACTACTGGAGACGATGATAAAGACAGTTTTGAAGAAAGCAGAGGAAAACAGTCCTACTCTTTGAATCTTCCTAATGGAACATACTCATTGTCATGGTTATCTGTAGCGAATGTACCTTTGTTTACTGGTGTAACTGCAATGAAGATTATGACAGAGAAAGGATTCAGTTTAGCGGATTCTCTTGATGCAGTTTCAAACCTTGCAGACCCATTCATTAATGCATCATTTATGAGTGGACTTGTAAGTACTTTAAAACAACTTGGTGGAAGTACAAACTACGATGATAAAGATGCAGATGTAGTTGGAAAGGCTATTACGAATGTTTTAAAAACATACATTACTCAGTTCTTTCCAAGTGCGGGAAAGCATATCAATACAGTACTGAATCAGTACAAAAAGAGTACTTATGATGACAACACTGTAGGTCAGATTCTTAACTCTGCTCAGACTGCAATTCCTTTCATGGCTGCAAACCTACAGAATCAAGTAGATGTTTACGGTAATGATGTAGAAAACGTTGGTGGAGACAATCCTATCTTGCGTGCCTTATATACTTATTTAAGTATTGGTACATACAAGTCATATGACAAAACATATGGCAAGGAAGGAGATTCCTACACTAACAAGCTAGAAAAGATTGCAGAAAAGAGTGGAGACTCTAACGTACTTCCATATGTATCTTCATCAATTCAAGGTACAAAGATGAATGCCGAGGAACGTCACGACCTTAATCAGTACATGCTCAAGAACTACAACAATCAAGTGCATAGCTTGTTTGAAAGTGGTATCTTGGGCGGCTATGATTTGAACAGCAAGGAAGATGCAACGCAAGTAGCTGAACTGCTAGGGAAAATCAAGAGCCATTACTTCTATGAAGCAAAGGCTAAACTGTATAAGCGTACAAATCCGAGTGAAGCTGATTCTGTGCTGACAGATGCAACTAAAACAGTAGATTCTTTAGACAAGAGTGGTATTCCAGTATATCTGTCAAAATATCTGCAAAGTCAGCAAGCAGATACTGATGATAATGGAAATGCAATTTCTATTTCTAAACCTTTGAGAAACAGACGACTGTTAGAAACTCTTGGGAAGTATGACAACGTTATGAGTTTGTACAAGCAAGGAAAGATTAATGACTTGTACAATGTTGGACTGTCAAGCACAGTTGTAAAAATGTCTCAGCAACAGTATGAAGACAAGCTAGATGATTTGGATAACGGATTACTTACTGGATATCAGTCTAAGTCTGATGAAGAAAGACGTGATGATACATTCAGCGATTTAGAAGCAAATCAGAAGTTTGCTGATGCACTGACTGCACACGATATCGACTATGGAACATTTGCTAACTACAGGACTATCAAAGCCGACAAGAAAGACGGTAAGGCAGTCTATAATTCCAGAGCAAAAAAGATTATTGCTCAGATGGAAGAAGATGGAGTGCTTGAAGGTTTCAAGGAAGGAATCAGAGACGGTTCTTTCAACTATGACAATATCACTCAGTTTGGACTTACATCTAAGCAAGTAGAAAAACTGCTAGGCTTGAAAGTACAAAAGACTAGTGAGGACGATGACGATGATTCATCTAGTGGAAGTTCATCAAGTGGCTACAGTAGACGTTCTAGAAGCAGTTCAAGACGTTCCAGTGGGTCTAGAAGAAGCTCAAGCAGAAGTTCATCAAGCAGTGTTACTGCCGAGGAAACTCCTACGTTTGACTTTAGTGGTGCATTGAAAGCTATCAACAAAGGTGCATCTAAGACATCAAGCGGTTTGACTCAGTCACAGTTGCAGAGTTTATACAATTCAACTGTAAGTAGCCATAATACTAGAATCAGCTCATTGCAGGCTCTAGTAAATAAAGGCAAGAAGTAAGGAGAGCGTATGAGACGTGGAACAACACCAACATACGACATTACTATTTCGGACATGAAAAACATCGAGGATGTTTGCTTGGCATTCGAGCAGACATCTTCGGGTGTCATGCTCGCAAAGCATGTTTCTGACAATGACGGAAGAAGTGGGTTCACGAGCACGGGGTGCTACTTCACACTGTCACAAGAAGAAACTGCCATGTTCTCAAAAGGTAGTGTCAAATGGCAGATTAAACTGAAATTTAAAGACGATACTGTTTCAAGTACAGACTATACAAGTGAAAAGGTAATTGACGAAATTCACGAGGAGACTTGGTAATGGATTCAATCAAAGGTAGTACACAAGTAAATGTAACAGTATTGAATGAAGATAGAAAAGTTGATTTGATTGCTACACAGGCTGAACATGCAGTCGATGTGAAAGTAAACGAAATCTTTGGTACTGGTGTGCTATCTGTCAATCAGACAAAGCTAACGAAAGAAAACGGTGGCGAAAACGAATTTGAAGTTGTACTTACAAACGGCAAGACAAGCAAGTTCAAGTACTACAACGGAGAAAAAGGCGGCAAAGGCGATAAAGGCGATAAGGGCGACAGAGGATACAGTATCAAATCTATCGAATTTAAAAATGATTCCACGATGCATATCACAGTGGAAGATGGAAATACTTATGACTCCATGCCTTTGAGAGGGCCACAAGGTCTCAAGGGAGAAAAGGGAGATAAGGGCGACAAAGGTGACAAAGGTGAAACTGGCGGTGTTATCGTTCCTACATTTGTTGTAGATAAAGACGGTAACTTGATTATGTATTATGACGACGCAAAGAAATAAAGGGAGATAATATGGCAACTACACGAATTGACTTAGGAAATATCAGAGGTCCACAAGGACCTAAAGGCGACCAAGGTGTACAAGGCATTCAAGGTCCACAAGGACCAAAGGGAGACCAAGGGGAACCGTTTAAAATTGCTAAAATCTATACATCTGTATCTGAAATGAACAGTGGATACGCAACAGATGGAGTAGGAATCGGTAAGTTTGTAATGATTAATACTGGCTCTGTGCAAGATGCAGACACTGGCAAACTGTATGTTAAAGACGCAAAAGCATACTCATTCATCTGCGACTTGAGTGGTGCTCAAGGTATCCAAGGTCCAAAGGGCGACCAAGGTCTTCAAGGACCTCAAGGTGTTCAAGGACAACAAGGTTTAAAGGGCGATACTGGAGAAACTGGAAAACAAGGACCACAAGGTATCCAAGGACCAGTTGGAGCTACACCAAAGATTACTGCAACTGCTACGGTAGACGCTACAGTAGGGACTCCAAGTGTTACTGTTACTAAAGGTGGAACAGATGATGCCCCAACCCTTGCATTTGCTTTCTCAGCTATGAAAGGTGTGAAAGGCGATACTGGACCACAAGGTCCAAAGGGAGATAAAGGCGACACACCATCGTTTGAAGTCGGTGCAGATGGTCACTTGTACGTTATTTGGGGGTAGCTTATGCCAACTAGAACTGACTTGGGCTACATTAAAGGACCTAAAGGTGACAAGGGAGACAAGGGTGATACTGGAGCAAGGGGGCCACAAGGTATTCAAGGACCACAAGGCGAGACTGGACCACAAGGACCTCAAGGTGTAAGCGGAGCGACTGCACATGTAGAAATTTCTCAATATAATTACGACAGATTGACAGATGCTCAGAAAAAAAATGGAAATGTTTATTTCATTAGCTGAAATATTGTGTTAATATAATGGAGTAGTTGTTATTCCAACTATACAAAATGATTCCGAAAAGCAGAGGGTTTAATTGTGTTCCCTCTGTTTTTCATTACTTTTTATGAATGTGGTATAATATATGCGGCTGGAATAGTAATTAGTCATTTTATTTGACACCTCTATGATATAGTAAGGAACCGCTGAAAAGTGGTTTTTTACTTTGTGGTATAATATAGGGGTAGCAATGCAATACCCTTAATTGCTACTGGGCTTCATACAGTTTTTGACTTATTTCTGTATGTTTTCTTATAAAACTCCTTTCGGCAAGAACCACTGAAAAGTGGTTTTTTGCTTTGTGGTATAATATAGAAGTGCAGAAAAAGTTCATTCGAAATTAATACCTAAAAGACTCCTAACAATCAAGTGAACAAGTTACGCACGAAAAATTCCAACTAACATTTTTACCTAACTAACATTGGAAAAAAGGGCACTCAAATGAGTGCCCTCTTTTCTTTTTCTACTTTTTTCTTTTTCTACCAATTTCTACCAAAATGTATCAGCAAGTGTCTGCAAGTGTAAGCAGAAGTAGAGATTGGAAGTGCAGATATTAGCGTATTTATGCTGTTTGTAGGTGCTGTCTCTATCTATTATGACATTCAACAATGTAAAAACAGATATTCGACAACATCTGAAATCACGCATATTTACGCATTTTTTATTTTTACTTCTACCAAAGTAGAAAACTTTTCTACCAATTTCTACCAAATTAGTCTCGTTGAATAACGAAAATTCTAAGATTGATAAACAATTCCCTTCACATTTTCTTCCATTGCAGTAATCTTTTTCTCATCATCTGAGCGTGCATATGACACTGTCATACTGAAATTCTTGTGTCCCATCAGTTCCATTACTGTACGTGGGTCAACGTTTGCAGTCACTAGCTTGGTCGAGAATCTGTGACGCAACATATACAGATGGAAGTCAATGCCTAGACGTTTTGTAACAGTGTTCAGGTGTTGGCTTATTTTTTTGGTTGTAAGCAGTTCCCCTTGATAGTCTGTGAACAAGAACTGTTCTCCATGTGACATTTCCAAAAGACTGGCTATTGTCAGATGACAGTTCGTTGTCATTGGAACATCTCTCACACTTGATTCTGTTTTCGTTTTTCCTAGCGTGTACTGCTCGGTGTTGGAACTTCTAATTGAACGTCTTACTTTTATCACTCCATGTGTCAAGTCAATGTTCTCTCTTTGGAGTGCTGAAACCTCGGAAGGTCTCAATCCAGTCTCCATCATAAGAATCATGAAGTGAGCAATGACTTTGTTGTTGTAGGAATCAGATTCATTTCTTCCCGTTGTAAGGAAGTAGTCTATTATCTTCTTTACATCTTCGTCTGAGACAGACTGGTTCCGTTTGTCTACTGCAAGCTGAGACTTTGGAATCACAACTTGGTCCATTGGATTTACAGTAATTAACCCTAGCAGTCTAGCAGTTTTGATAATCTTCTTCCATACAGTAGCTACTCTGTTGATGCAGTTGTCTGAACAGTCATATATCATGTTGTTTAAACACGACTGAATGTCTAGTGCGGTAATCTCGCATACATCACATTTTCCATACCATGGCTGAATGTGTTTCTTGTAGTAGCTTCTGATTTGAGACTGATTTCCAAGTGTTACCTTATTAATCCTTATATGGTCCTCGATAATCGTATCAAGGTCTCGTTTTGTTCCAGTTGGAAGTCCGTGCATAAGCAACTCGGCTCTCTTTAGGTCTCGCCATTCACATGCTGCATCTAGGCAAGCAGATGGAGTAGGGTAGTCCGAGACACTGAACGTCTTTGTTATCTGTCTGTTGGTATTGTTGGCTTTGTAGGTAAATTTGACCGTGATATAAGTATGGTTATTCTTCTCGGTCACTACTATGTATTTTTCTTTGCGTAATTTCATTTTATTGTCCTCTAATCGTTCTTAAGCATTTCTTTGATAGCCCGCTGAATATGCGGTGGTGCTCGATAATAAGCCTTTAGCAGTTCCATATCTTCCAGCGTTATTTCTTCCTTATCTATTTGACCAAATAATAGATAAGAAATTGAAACATCGAAGATATCAGCTAATAGAGATATTTGTTGAGTTGAAATATCTTGCTTGCCAAGCTCGATTTTTGAAATACTATCTCTATTCTTTAATCCCATTGCACTTGCTAACTGTTCTTGCGTCATTCCTTTTCTGACTCTTAGAAACCTTATTCTCTTTGACAAATCGTTTCCTTGCTCTTTCATGTGTTCACCTCCTTTCCATCTATATGATACACTGTATCGAACAAAAAAGCGATAAAAAATCGAATTTATTATAGACAGTCGATAAAAATGGTGGTAATATCTTCTTGTCGAAAGAAAATCGACAGAAAGGAGATTGAGTATGAGACAAAACCTTTTTAGGGCTAAACTCGCAGAAAACGGGCTTTCACAGAAAGACGTCGCAAAAGAACTTGGAATGGCGGAAAACACATTAACTCATAAGATTCGTGAGAAAAGTTTTTTTGGTGTGAATGATGTAAAGAAGATGTCAAAACTTTTGAATTTAACCAAAGATGATATTTTTGATATTTTTTTTACAGATGATGTCGATAAATAATCGACAAGAAAGGAGTACACAATGCTCACATGGAGTACAAGCGATTTAGCTAGAGAACTACACACAGACAGAAACAAAATCGACAATCTGAGAAATGCGGGACTTATCCACGCTATCAAGATTGGAAAAGGATTTGTGTTTCCCGAAGAAGAAGTAAAGAGATTCTTAAGAGAAATGTTAGACAAGGATATCTCAAGTCAAGAATCAATTGATGAAGTCAGAGAAGAAATGGAGAAGGTATTGAAATGATTAATGTAGACAAATTAAACGTACAGATGGCTGGAGATGTAACGGATATTGTAAAGGAACTTTGCTATGCAATAGTGACAATGAGATTCAGCTGCATGAGCGAAGCTAAAAATTATGGAGTATCAGAACAAGCAATAGACAGTGATTTTAAGATGATGGTTTTAGGTGGAGTAGCAAATGCATTGTCAGACGAAGAAGATGGCTTCATTTCAGAAGAAATGGCTGCACAGAAACTGCATGAAATTGCAGAAAGAGCATTTGCAAATAGAAAATAGGGGCTTAACTGATGGCAGAGACAATGAACATCTATCAGAAGATGCAAGCAGTCAAATGTGAACTGCAAAAGAGCGTTGATTCAAAGAGTGGAAAGAATGATTTTGCTAAATTCAACTATTTACAGTTGACGGATTTCTTACCAAAGATTAATGAACTGAATACAAAATACGGATTATTCACACAGTTTCAAATCATCACATCATACAATCCCGACGGTGTGAAGATTGAAAAAGCAGTATTAAAGATTGTTGATACAGATGACCCAGCTAAAGGCTTGGTTTATGAGAGTGAAACTGCTGATGCAGTTGTCAGAGGTGCAACTGCAATTCAGAATCTCGGTTCACTTCATACATACATGAGACGTTATCTTTACGTAGAAGCCTATGACCTAGCAGTAGAGGACGACTTGGATAAAAGAAGTGGAGTGAGCCAAGGCGAAGAAGGTTCCCTAGTGGCTGACAATGGCAAGCGATTAGCTTCAAAGGCACAGGTCGCAATTCTCAAGAAAGGCGATGCAGAACGTGTCGCTAACATGATGGAATACTACAAGGTGCAGAGACTGGAAGATTTGACAGTCAAGCAAGCATCACAAGCAATTGAGAAGTTGAAGAAGCCAGTCAAGACAGAGGAAGAATCATGCTAGATATTACAACAAAAGACAATGAAATTGTGCTAGGCGAAAAGGCACAGAAAGCAGTCGAAGAATTAAGAAACCTACAGTTGCAGATTGCAGAAGCAAAGCAGATTGAAGGGGAAATGAAAGAATCACTCTTGAAAGCCATGGAAGAACATGGAATCAAGAAATTCTCTAATGATGTAGTCACATTCACTTATGTTCCCGAAAGTACAAGAACAGTCGCAGATACAAAGAAGATGAAGGAAGACAACATCTTTGATGACTATTGCAAGTCGTCAACGGTCAAAGCGTCTGTACGCATCACATACAATGATTGAATTTATAGAAGAAACTCACACTTATCTTGTGGATGGAGTGATTACACCGAGTGTGACCACTCTAATCCATGAGATATGGATGCCGAGCATGTACAAAGGAATCGGCACTGACACACTGAAACGTGCGGCAAGCTATGGGAACAAGGTACATGAAATGATTGAAAAGTGGAACAAAGGCGAAGAGACAGACGTAGACAGAAAGTCATTTGAAGGACTGGCATTGAGACGCTATCAGAGCCTTGCAGAAGAGCACGTAATAAGGGCAGAAATGCAAGAAATTCCAGTTGCCTATGTAAGAGATGGCAAAGCACTTTATGCGGGCAAATTCGACTTCTATGGGCTTGTAGACGGCAAGAAAACACTGATGGACTACAAGACTACATCTAAATACTATCCAAAGTATTTAAGCCTACAGTTGACACTTTACAAGATGGCACTTGAGCAGACATATGACGTAAAGGTTGAAAGCCTAGCGTGTATGTTTCTACCTAAGAAATCATACGGAAATCTGTTTGAAGTAGAAGAAGTAAACGGAGAACAGTTGATAAAGGATATATTGACATATGGCACAAAGCATAATGCAGAAGATTGAGGACGGGAAGGAAGTCAGAAAGTGCTACCTAACGGGGCGAACAGACAACCTCGACAAACATCATTGTATGAATGGACCGTTCAGAAAGAAAGCAGAAGCATTCGGACTATGGATTTTCCTCAGACATGACGTTCACATGAAACTGCATCAGACTCCACAAGGGCAGAAGGTCGCTATATGGCTCAAGCAACAAGCACAAGAAGCCTTTGAGCGAAAGTACGGTCATGAAAAGTGGATGAAGGAATTTAAAAGGAACTACTTATGAATCTAGATGGAATCGACTTGATGAATCGTGGGGAAGAACTCACTGAGGAGCTTAACAACACGATTGACAATTATGAACAAGCGGGAATCAAACTCGCTGAACTTGATAGAGACTACAAGGTTCTCTATCGAAAGAAAGCATTAGTAGAAATGGCTAGTGGAATGAAGATTACTTTCATCAGTCAGTTTCTAGTAGGAGACGAAGAAATTGCGGAAAAGAGATTTAAGAGGGACTGTGCGGAAACGAAATACAGAACGCTCGGCGAAAAAATCAACGCACTCAAACTACAGTTGCGGCTTAATGACTCTGCAACCGTACGAGAGTGGTCTCGATACGATAGTGATTAGTGGTCGTTTAGTAAGTCTGAATGAATATATTTCTGCTGAACGTGGAAATATGTATCATGCAGCATCGCTCAAGCGACAGTTAGAAGAAAAGACAATTGCAAGTGCAATCATGGCTTGTGACGTTGGGAAACTGCACAAGCACACAAATCCGTGTGAACTGTGGGTAACGTTTGTAGAAGCAAACCACAGAAGAGACTTAGACAACATCAGCTTCTGCGTGAAGGGAATCCAAGACGCACTAGTGAAGTGCTGTGTGTTTCCCGATGATTCAACCAAATACATCAATTTACTGCACTATACAGTTGCCTTTGATAAAGAGAATCCAAGAGTAGAAGTAACAATTAGGGAGAACAGAAAATGAATAAATTAATTATCAGCGGTTATTTAGGAAATGACCCAAAAATCTATGTAACACAGAGTGGCAAGAAGCAAGCAAAAGTAAGTCTGTCTGTAAAGATTGGCAAGGACTGGAAGTTCGTACCACTCACTGCATGGGACAGAGAAAATGGTGGAAATGCATCATTTGCTGAACAGTATCTGCACAAGAAAGACTATGTAATTATCGAAGCACATGTAGATGCATATGAGACTACAGATGAAAGTGGAAGAAAGAAAAACAACATTGGTTTAGTTGTAGACCACTTTGAAATGACTGGAAATGTTTCCAAGCCACAAGAAGCACCTAAGCAGACATATACAAGGGCAGAAGTAGCAAGCTCAGTACCTACAGATATCACAGAGGACGATTTGCCATTTTAAAGCCGATTTGAGGGGTATTTCAATTCAAATGGTTAATTGTTCATCTGATATGTGAATACCCCCTAAAACGAGCTAAAAAGTGGGTAGAAATGGATATTATGAAGAAAGTTACTCAGAAAGATGAAGTATTGCAGTATTTACAGTGTCATGAATACATCACAAGCATGATTGCATTCGATAAATTCAATATCACTAGATTATCAGCAGTCGTATTTGACCTGAGAAAGCAAGGTCATGACATTCGCATGGAAATGAAGAAAGGAAAGAACTCCTATTACGGAGTGTACAGCTTACATGATTAAACAGTTTTCAATTAAAGCAGTTAATAGCAGTCAAAGAATTTATATCAGCCAGGACAAAGATGTACTCAATCTAAACATCTTGGAATACAAAGGAATGAGAAGCGTAAACAATCGCAGTGTTTCAGTCAGCAGAAAAGAATTGCTAGATGTACTCATTGCACTCACGGAGAAATGATTATGGATAGAGAAGAAACAATTGATTTGTTCCGTTGCAGACTACAGAAAAATCTGTCAAGAGCAATTGAATACACGCTAGACTCTGTTGACAATTTTGAAGTGCTAGATGACAAGTTTTTCAGAGAGTATGAAAGCCATCTGTTAGATGATTTCGAAGATGTTCTTTCGGAGTTCCAATAATGGCAGATAACAAAAAGTACTATTACATGCGACTTAAAGAGAATTTCTTTGATACAAACGAAATGAAAGTACTTGAATCCATGCAAGATGGATATAAGTATTCAAACATTCTTCTCAAACTGTATCTAATGAGTCTCCAGTCAGATGGAAAACTGATGCTTAATGAACGCATACCGTACAATTCGCAGATGATAGCTACAATTACACGTCATTCAGTAGGAGACGTTGAAAAAGCACTTGTGTTGTTTAAAGACTTGGGGCTGATAGAGATACTTGATAGCGGTGCAATTTACATGCTAGATATTCAAAAATACATTGGAAAATCATCTACAGAAGCAGATAGACACCGTGAATATCAAAGAAAAATATCATGTAGTGAGGAAATCTGTGAGAAATCTAACAGGAAATCTACACCAGAGATAGAGATAGAGTTAGAGTTAGAGAAAGATATAGAGATAGATATAGATACAGATAAAAAGAAGAAAAAGAAGTCAGCTAAAGCAGACTTGAATGGAATGATTGATTCTTTTACTGGAAATGAAGAATTAAAAGAAGCATTAAAAGCATTTCTAGACATGCGTAAGTCTATCAAGAAACCAATTCAAACAGAATATGCGTTTAAACTTGCGTTAAACAAGCTGAAACAACTATCTGACAGAGATTCGATAAGAATTGAGATAGTCAATCAGAGTGTTGAACATAACTGGCAGACATTCTATACATTGCAGAATAGCTACAGAACAAACGATGTAGAAATGCCCGACTACATGAAGAAACAAGAGAAAGGAGATATTGTCTCTACACCAGTTAGTGATGAAGCATTAGCTAAAGCGTTAGAACTACAGAGACAATTTAAAGGAAAATGAACTACTACAAACAGATTGCAGAAATGTTAGGGCTTGAACTAGGACAAGAGTTCAGAATTATAGGCTCTCATGAAAAAACAATAGATGATGCTTTGTTCGAAATTACAGAAGATGGGCTTTTTAGCAAAGCAAATAATTTATCGGGGAAAGTAACATTAATGCTTGATTTGCTTTTAAGTGGCAAGTACAAAGCAGTACCAAAACCTTGGAAACCTAGTGAAGGATATGAATATTGGTGGTACTCAATTGCGTGGGACCAAGCAATTGACAATGAGTTTAATTCGTCAATTGGCGATTTGCTTCACTGGAAGGTAGGTAATTGCTTTAAAACAAAAGAAGAAGCAGAAACCAAAGGCAAGGAAATTATGGAACAAATCATGAAGGAGTACAAAGAAGCATGATTAGCAGAGCAAAACTAAGAGGGAAAAAACTAGATGAAGATTGCAAGAGATGCTACACATCTTCTCACGAATATGGATTAGATGATGATAGAGTTTTCTGCTATGGACTGGTTGACTATTCAACTGATGAAATTATTGAAAAATGCAAAAACTGTAAAGCATATGTTTTCAATGCAACACCACTGGAGTAAAGAATCATGAATAAATATGAGGAAGCACTAAACTGGCTAACATTGCGATGCATGGAGCCTAACGATGATTATGAAGAGCTTGTTTATGACCAAGTTCCCGACTTTGAAATAGAAGCTAACATCGAGCCTTTAAGAAAGCTGATTGAAAAAGCCACTCCAAAAAAACCTACAGAAGCAGATGCGTCTGAAGAGAACAGTTATTGTGCATGGCTTTGCCCTACATGTGGACGCACTCACATTAATAACTATCCACTAAATTATTGCAGTGACTGTGGTCAAAAAATTGATTGGAGTGACTATGAGAAATATTTAAGAGAAGGAGAACAAGATGACTGAAACAAATTTAGAACATTATAAAAAGGAATTGGGAAAAATATTCTATGAAGGAAGTTTCAATCCAGCTGCAATGTTCGCTAAAATCAAAACTAAATATGATCCAGATATTCGCTCAAGCTACGGGCAATCTTACGCAGATGATATCTTAGATTGGATGGCTAAACCATATAAAGAACCTATCTTAGATGATGCTGAAAGAAAGTATCTTGCAGCAGTGATTCTACCTTTTAGAAAAGAAGTAGATACTATTTCAAAGTTTCAAAATTGGAACAACACTCAACAGTACATCTACATTTCATTGAAATCTCAGAATTATTGCACTTTACCGTTTTTTACAAAATCCACTATGTATAAGGGCATGGAATGTGGGAAACATTACTCACTGGAGGAGTTAGGACTATGAAAATTAAGAAATTATACACGTGTGACATTTGCAGAACAGACTATGCAGATAAAGAAAAAGCTGTTCAATGTGAAAAGTCACATAAACAAATTATCGCAATCAAAGATACAAGATATTCAGCGAACGGTGCATACCCACATAAGATTTTAGTCAAATTTAAAGACGGACATGAGATATGGTACAGGGCATGAAAAGGAGTTAGGACTATGAAAAACATTGAAAAATATAAGAATGAAATTATGAATGGAAGCCATGCAGACTTAGCTTGCGATATTAATGTTAACGTTATGAAACTACCTTGTAGCTCAAATTGTAAAGAATGCAAAAAAAGCGTTGTTAAATGGCTACTAGAAGAATATAGCGAGCCTATTCTAAATGATGCAGAAAGAAAGTATCTCTCAGCAATTATTAAACCATTCAAGAATAAGGTTACTGGCATTACAAAGGTTAAGGATGAATACAATGAAAATATGAGGTACATTCGTATTAAAGTTAGGAGCGTTGGTACAGAATATATAAATCTACCATGGTTTGAAGCAAATACAATGTATAAAGGCATGAAAGAAAACAGAGAATACACGCTTGAAGAACTTGGATTGTGAGGAACGAAATAAATGAAAGCCAAGGAATTGATTGAATTATTACAGAAATACGATGATGAAACGGAAGTTAAAATATGCGATTCAAGGCTTCCTGTTTATGAACCAATAGAAATATCTGATTTTGCAGATGATGAAGATGGGGTACTTATAATCGAAGGAGAATAAACATGCAAACAATGGATAGTAAAGCATTAAAAATTGTAAGAGATTACGTTTTTGAACACTTACACAAGGACGCAAAAGAAGAAGATACAAATCCATATATCGTATGGAAGTGCAAGACATTACAGAACTGGAAATACCTCATGAGTACAGATTTACATGATGGCATGTATTACGAGCTTACTTACAATGGAGACAAAGATGAATGGTACTTAGATGCATACAAAAAGCAAGAAAACCGATGCATTAAAGGTACAGAGAACGACGATAAATTCAAGTCACTGGCAATTGCAGAATCAAAAGTGGAAGAATGATTGACTGCATAAAGAAGCATGATAATTTTAGATTTTTTAGGGATAGAAATGTATGTTTTATGGAAATTAGTAAGAGTAATAATGGCAAGCCTACTGTTTCTGTCTGTCCTAACAATCACATTTGCCATTATTGGAATAATCGCTACAAGGAGAAAATAGACAATGGAAATTTCGGTTTGCTACATAGATGAAAAATTAGCGATGGAAGCTGCACTGAAAGATGATGCAAAGCTGCCTAATGCAATCAAAAAATGCAATGCTATATGTATCAGTCTGTGCGAAGACAAGTGCTTGATTGCTTTCAAGACCGACAAGGAAATGTATAAAGCCATCAGATACATCAATCATGTATACGGAAAAGGCACATGTAAAGAATACGACGAAAGATGTGTAATCAGAAACGGATTCTTAGTGAGAGGGGTTCCAAGTGAAGCGTGATTTGAAATACACGGGAGACCCTTGGGAGTCCGTTGCTATGAATGTAATCTATCAAGCAGTAGACGACTACAGTCATGCATGTGTAGCTTTCATAGATGCACTGGACTATGACAATGGCTTGAGTGAAGAAATGCGAAACAGAGTACTGGATTCAAGCAAGCAGACAATTGTCGAATGTGTAGACTTCTTTAGAAGCTCAGTAATCTGTGACGTATTGATTCCCGATTCCAGAGTATTCATCGAAAAGATGGACGAATACATATACGAGGGCAAGACATTTGACAGGAACTCAATGAAATGGAGATAGACACCACTAGCCTTGCGTATACGCTTTAAAAATACTGAAAATGATATAATTATTGGAAAGTAGAAAAAGCGTCTAAAAAGGGCTAGAAAGGCGGTTAAATTGAACTCAGAAGATTCTAAAAAAGTAAAGTGGTTTAAGAAGGAATTTGAAAGCTATCTGTCGCAGTCTCCAATCAGAAAGCAGATAGAAACAAAGATAGAACTACTGAAAAGCAAGTTTGATTTGCACTCTAGTCAATGGGGAAGTGTACATTACAGTGGTCAAGACAATGACTACAAACTTGCTGACTATGTAGCGAAAAAGGAAGAACTGGAAAAAGAACTGGCAGTCCTTAACTACCAGTCTGAAAGAGTCCATAGAATTTTAGATAACATGAAGCCTTGGGAAAGAAAAGACTTGGAAAAAATCTTTCGTGGAAGAAAGAAATATTCAGACTTAGCCAAAGAGTTAGGCTTTTCTGAAACCAAGGTAAAAGGAATGTTTGACCTTGCAATTCTGCAAGCAGTCAAGAAGTATGAAGATTCTATCTAAATATACAAGCTAATACTTAAATAGAAAAGAGACCTCTCTAGGCAGAAGTCTCTTTCTTTTTGCACTACAAATCTTTGTTACGGAAGATTTCGGGGTGTTTCCTTGCATACATGGTAAGTCTCTCAACGAACCATGCATGTTTATCCTCGATGGAATCCCACACAAAGTTGAGTGGGTCGTCCTTACGGAGATAAATAGGAATCTGTCTCAATGTTACACTGTAGTGCTGAGTTTTCTTTCTAGTTTTTACCGAATTTGAATGTTCCTTTGTCATACGCATCTAAACACTGTCTGAGGAATTCTATCTTGTTAGGAATCCTCTGATATATTTTAATATATTTCTCATCTTCATGCGTGCGTAGTCTAAAGGCAATACAACGTGTACGCTGGTTTCTGTACTTACGATTGTATTCTTGCTTGTTGGTCATCCATCTAGGTTCTTTTTTCGATTCTCCAAGAATCTCTATTTCATCACTCATTCTTGTGTTCTTCCTCATATCTGTCTAAGCATTCTCTCATAAATTCAGCCTTGTTAGGAATAGATTTCCATATAGTTGGGTATTTACTATCTTTATCAACGTCAAAAGCTAGTTTTGTCTTTTTTTGCTTTTTTACTTCTTTACTATACTTTCTTTCTCGTTCTCTTTTCTTTTCTAGCCCCTCAGCAGTATATCTGTCTCTCCAATCTGCCATATTTAATACCTCTCTACTAATGTATTCTAACATGGTTATCAAATAATTTGTCAATTTCATCAAAGCATTGTTTGACTACACGGAAACGATTAGTACCTTTATAGTAAAAGGGCGGGTTAGTTAAAATTCTAATAGCAGTCATGACTTTCAATTTACGTCTGACTCTCTTTTTGCTTCTTTCATACTGTTCTTCTGTAATCATTCTTCCTCCAGTTTTTCCTTTAAGCTATACATTTGTATATATAAGTATCCGTACATGTTCTTGATAGCTTGAGCATCATTAAGTAATGTCCTCAGGTCTGTTGGTGCTCCATTCTTTCCGTGGGTCTCATACAAAAATACTGCATGTTCGTCTACATCAAAGTCAGTGAAAGTTACAAGTACTCCATTAAAGATATCTTCAAAAGTGTAATCTTCTTTACCCACTTCAAAGGAAATATCTTCTCCACTTGGAGAATGTGATTCAAAGCTTACATAATCTTTGTGAAAAGTTGTAACAAAATCGGCACTTATTGCTGCATCATAGATTCTATCTTCTAAAAATTCATCCATAAATAGCTTCTCCTTTCTCATCATCTACATAAAGTATTTCTAATGCATCTGCTCCTACTTGGTCGCAAACCAAATCAACAATCTCATCATCTGTTTTACAGTTCTCTGTATCGACTGTAACGTACTTTTCTGTACTGTATACTACTCTAAATGTCTGCTTCATACTTATTCCTCCCACAATTCATCGTCTGTATGCTCATTGGCTATGCAAGTTATATCCTCGGCATAGTTACAAATCTGTTCTAGTACCTTGTCCTTGATATCTTCTTTGCTCATTGAACTGTCAACGTCTACTTCAATAATTTGATTACCTATGAACTGCACTAGATACTTCTGCTTTCCTTCCTCAATGTGAATAAAATCTTCTAAAGCCTCTTTGCAACGAATTGCTACAAGGTTACAATCACTAGCCATGTAAAACCAATACTTTATAGTAGGGGAACTGTCTACAATTCTCATAATATCCATTGAAATTGACCAATTTTCAAGAGATATATTATTTAAAAGTTCTTGTTTTAATGTATCTCTGTCTTTAAAACAGTCTGATTGTTTACAACAGTAATTCCATACTTCTTCAAAACTCATTTCATTAAATTCTTTTCTTGTAATCATAATTTTCTCCTATCTTAATTTCCATTCTCCGACTTTGTTACCATTTACATCGAAACAATTACCTTGTTTTGTTCCATTCTCTAGCTTTTCGATAATCTCTTTCAGAATCTCAATAGACTGCAATTCTAAATCTGAATCATTTTCTCTGAATGCTGCATTTGTAGTTTTGAATTTAATCGTCATCATATGTATACCTCCTATCTGTATGGATATCTGACAATTGTCTTGTTATTCTTCTCGGAAACAAAAACGACGGAATTGATTTGTATCGTTCCGTCGTAATTGTCTACATAAAAGTGATGTGGCTTTTCATCAAAGATTGTGATTTGTTTTGTCTCAAATTTGCCATTTTTATAATCATCTTCAAACGCTCGTGTTACATTGTGCCTTATCAAGTGAGTCTTGTTACTGTAGTTGATAATCACATAAGCATCTTTTCCATTAAACAGTTCTCTCATTCAATCCCCCAATCTTCATCTAATCCAGTTTCCAATGCTTTTTTTACTAGCTTGTATACCTTTGCTCGTGGCATTTTGTCTTCCCATCTTACATCTTCTAGATAACCTTTTGTCAGCTTAACAAGCTCAACTGTAAGTTCATTGCGTTCAACACCCAAAAATGATTCATAATAGATTCTGAGAAAGTACTCCCCATCATACAAGAATGCATACGCTGATAGTGTGGAGTATAACTTATCCATCTTTCTAATAACATCCTTAACTATTGGGAAATCTTCTTCTGTAACATTTTTCTCTGCAAAAATTGTTTGGCAATGACCTAAAATATCTTTAATGTCGTAAGTAACTGATAATCTCATAATTTTATATTCCTTTCTGTATGGTAGAAAAAAGGGGAACTGTTCATTCCCCTAGATATTAATAACAAGTTTGTTCTTAATTGCTTCTATAGTAGCAATCTCAAGTTCTTTAAACTGCTCAGGAATATCGTAAACATAGCCACTGAACACTGTTTTTTCATCATCATTCATGTAAATCTCTACTTTAGAATCTTCAAAAATGTAATCAATCAAATCATAAACTGTCATATCATTCTCCTTTTACCTTAAATTGATTATAAAATGATTTCTCATCATTTGTTATCGAAAACTCTGGAAATGCATAATTGTATACCCATCTGTAAAACGCTCTGTCATAGTTAAATTCCAAAAAACCAAGCAGGTCTGCAATTTTATCAGCACTGATTATACGACAACCATCAAAAACGAAATAACTATCAATTTCTTCAAAGTCAGTGTAATCAAGTCTGAATACTTGAATAGGGGATAGTCCAAAGGCATACATTGTTTCATTGAACTCTTGCATCTTTCTAATAACCAATGTATCAGTGTACTCAAGCCCTCTGTTCCATTCTCTTATAAACTTAAAAGGCTCGTCATTAGCAATTCGCTTTAATTCTTCATAAGTTTTCTGTACGTCTGTCATCTCTGCCATAATTTCCTCCAATCAAAAAGGGGATTAGTCATAGAATCCCCAACCGTCTGCATTAGGATACTTCTGCTTCAGCAGTCCTACTAGCATACCTTCTTTAATATTCTGTAGTGTGTGATACAAATCTGATTCAAAATAGTTCTCAGTCTCACAAGCTTGATAGTTATACTCTTGAATAGCACTGTATACATCAGCTTCATATGTTTCGTTTGCAACTGAATCAAGACATGCATCTTCACTGTATTCATAAGTAGGTGCTTTCTTGTCCTCGTCATATCTATAGTTCACACTGTCATAGTTAGCATCTAGCAATGACTGACCGATAGCATTACTCATTTCATTTACATTGAACAGAATACCCATGTAACCTTCATAGTGATAATTCTCAGCCTTGTACTGAATGCCACGGTTCATAATCCAGCTGACCATCAAATCAATAACTTTCTTGTCTACTACATAGCAACTCATTTTTCTTTTCTCCTCTAGCTAATTTCAGCTTACATATATAAACAGTTTTTGAATGGAACTGTATAACCATCAGTGAAGTTCAACACCACTGCGTTTGACCCATTGACCTTTTCGGCTTTCTTCTACTAGCTCGACCCATCTGCAAGCAACTATATAGCTTGAAAATGCTTTTGTTTTCTGCATGTCGTCCCACTCTACATATCCAGTGTACAGGCGAGGGGAACACTCAATAACATCTTCATAGCACATTTCATAGTCGTTGTAGTCAAATGGATTCTTTTTCAGTGCTTCGATACAGTCAAACTTGCTACGCAACTCATCATAGTCATTAATCATTGCCTTAAAGTCATATTCACGCTCAATGACTGCATACTCTTCTACAATAACGTTCTTACCCGAATACCTCATATGTGTGCGATACGGTTTGAGCCTTCTTTCAGCCAGCCGTCTTGAATCATACACGTCTATGACTTCTTCCTCATGGTTGTGTGCTTGGAAACATCCACCAACTGTGAATGCTTCTTCATCTAATCTGTAAAACTCATGTACTACTCTTGAAATAAAATATAATTTAGCCATATCTTCCTCCTATGCTATTACTAAAAACCACCAATCAACGAAACCGATAAAGGCAAGAATTGCGATGATACTTACAATACTTGCGAGCAGAAAAACCTTGATGCAAAATTTCAGCGTGTCCATGTTCCCTCCAATCTTCTCAGCAGTGCGATACTTTCATGAGCATTGTTTGTGCAGCCATATACGCTTTCTTCACTGTAAATGTTGTATAGCCATTCACAAATATCATGAAATGATGAATCATCTAGTAATTTGGATACAGTATCATTGATACGTTCAACAGTGATTTCTGTTTCATCAAATGTATCAACCCATTCATACCAGTCATAATCCATAGCAAATTCAATTAAATCAGTAGCTAACTTATATACGTTTTCCATATCTTCCTCCATTCAAAAAGCCTAACTCAGTGGTTAGGCTTCATTGTGTCTAATAGGGCATAAGATTGCATAGTTCTTGAGGTCTGTACTTCTAAACATGATAGGCTTCCAGTTATCTTTTGGAACATTGATAACAATATCCTTGTATTTGTAGTCCATACATTCAAGCACTGTCAGCAGTCTTTTAGCATCTACATAACTATTGAATAATTTGTATGTGCCAACATTGATATCATCTTTGATTGATTTTTTAGCTTGTTTCTTAAGCTCGTCAATGTCGATTTGTGATACTCCAGTAACATCGCTTGGAAGTGCCTTGCAGATGCTAAGCATATACTCAATGTTTGGCTTGTTTTCAACTTTTGAAATTGGTTCAAACCCGTCAATGTTGTTCTGTGTCATAAAAACCATGTAACTGTCTGTAACTGCGTTGTATTTCTTGTCGTTCCATGTACATTCGTACTGTTTTGTAAGCACGGTTCTTCCGGTTTTCTTGGCATTCCTTGTACAGTATGTATGCATTTTCTTGATACCACGTTTCTGTTCTCTTGAGACTTCATCAAAAAGGCTCTGCTTTTGAACCTTGCGAGCCTTTTTTGTTGTCTTTTTCGTTGCCTTTTCTGTTGGTTTAGGTGCTGGAAGTGCCTTTACTTCTGTATATGGAAGTTCCTTAGTGGAATCCAAACCCTCAGTAATGCACTTCACAGCCTTGTCAGCCATACTGTACGCCATCATAATCCAATAAGGTTTTTCCTTGAATGTGCTACACCAACCTTGTAAGTATGCAGTACTGTTGTCTTCAGCTTGCACTGTTTCGATTCCGCATAGACCTCTTAGAATCCATGCACCAATTTCAGCTACTAATTCTTCAAAACTGTAGTCTTTGCTTTTCTTGTCTCCGTCCATCTTTCTACCGAGTTCGATACCAGTACTATGTACCATTTCATGGAATACTGTAGAGTAGTAAAGAGTAGAATCCTTGAATCTGTTGTCATTTGGGATATTGACAGTCATATCTGATGGACTAAAGAAAGCCTTATTCAAGTTAGCATTTCTAATAAGTGTTACACCATGACGGTTGAAGTAGTTAGCAATCAACTGTTCAGCGTTGTAGTTATACAATGGTTCCTTGCTTTCTCCATCTACTAAAGGGTTTCCGTCCTTGTCTTGTAAGAATCCAATCGACCATTCACTAAAGAATCTTGTACCCCAATAGTCTCTTGTCAATGGTTCGCCCTCAGCGTTGAGTTGTGGTTTTCCGTCCTTGTCGAGTATTTCCTTTTCAGTAAGCCATCTCATAAATACTGGTTCAGCTAGACCCTTTACACCCTCATACTCAGGCTTGAATTGATAGCCCTTTTTCTTGATTTCATTGAATGATACATAACCACCCTCATGGTTAAGTAAGAAAGCGTTAACTAGACAGAATGGCTTTTTGCTTGCGTAAGAATAAGCATTGATACGCTTATCCCAAGGCTTTTGCCATGGTAATGTGTTAGTTTCTGTAACCTTTTCGATGATTTTCTCAGCAAGAATCTTGTCGGCTCCGTTGCCTTTGAATGTTTTACTAGTTGTCATTTTTTCTTCCTCCTCGTGCTCTTTGCACATACATAATGACTCGTCTATGTACTCTGCATTTCTAAAACGGACTTGTAACCGTCTATGGTTGCATTACATAAGAGGGGATAGACCCCCTCGTGTTAGATACTCTTAAGAATGTCTTGAATCATGGCTATACCACTGTCACACTCAACATTGATGTATCTATGAGATATCTCGTTATAAGTGACTGTTACAGTCTCAGTTGCTGCATCATAGTCAATTGACTGGATATCTTCATAGCGTCTTGTTAACTGGAGAGTAGTTAAAAGTGCATCACAAATAGCTTGCTTGTTTTCCATGTTGCTAGTCCTCACTTCCTAAGAAAGATACATAAGAGTAGTAGAAACTCTGAGCGTTTGGCTCACCGACGGCATCCAAGTAAATAAGAGTGTCGATAATCTCACTTGAATTTGTGTAACAGTCAATGAGTGCATCATCTTCATTTTGGTACGCTTTTCTAAGTGTTAGATAATGTGCGAGTGATTCAAATACTTCATTTTTAGCGATAGTTTTCATTGTGTTTTTCATGTGTTTTGTCCTCCTAACAATGATTAATACTGGTTGGTGGTTATTGAAAGTAGTTAGCTTTCGTTAGCCATTAGAAGGGGCATTTTGTAAAGTTTGCCCCGAAACTTCCGTAACAATAAATTGATTCAAAATGTGTTTACGCCTTGCATTCTCGAACGCTCCAACGAACGTATAACAATATCTCACGACGTGATTACACGTTCCCCATCATGGCATTGTTGAGTGTCAAAGGTAGTATTTGTTCTTAACTTGGCTAGAGGGCTTTCTCTAAAAAGATACGTAACCTCTCAAGACTTCCACGCTCGATGGCATTTACATATACATATATAGGTATCTAAAGGCATATATATTTACTATATGTATAGCCATCATCACGGCGTTGCTTGTGATAAACGATGTACACCACTACATCTCAAGCCCGAACTGTATTCATTTTTCAAAGAACTTAACCGCTTTCACTTTCAAGTAACTTCACTAGCTGATAGCCCCGTAACGGTGCCTTAACTGGCTATATCCAATAGTCATTACTAGCGGTTAACTATATTGATATATAGGTTTTAAAGAACAGTATTTAGGGTGTTTGTATTGACCCTTGTCAATGGCTTACGTCCTTGACAACTACTACTATACGCTGTTAAAGACGTACGTCAACACTTTTATTTCTTTTCGGAACAATTGAATTTTGTTTCGGAACAAGAATATCAGCATAAATAGGCTAAAAAACGCAAAAAAATATTTTTTAAAAATTTTTAAAACTGTGTTTTTTCTCAATTTATTTCGGAATTT